AATTTATATAAAGAACAAACTCATGTATTTTGTTATTATATTTTAAAAGGATTGTTATTATTTTACAATAATGATACTATACATTTTTTTAAGAAAAATAATACATCTTTATTGAATTTTGATAAAACACCACAAACCTTAAAAAACTTTTTAGAATTAATAAAAAGTTACCACGATAAAAAAGAAATTATAAAGGTATTTAATAAATATGACCAATATTATATGTCTTTAAATAAAAAAGATAAATCCTTAAAAAAATTATTAAATACAATGATGATGACTATCAACGCTATATAAATGGTGTATTATAATATAATATTTATAATTTATATATGTCTTCAAGGAAAAAAAGTAGAAATAGTAGAAATAGTAGAAAAAGTCAAAAAAGTAGAAAAATAATTAAAAAAGGTAATCAAAAAAAATTCACTAGGAGAAATAAAAAATACTTAAAAAAATTACAGTTAGAAGAACAAATAAGTAGAAGTGTTATAAAAAAATTTAGTGAAAAAAAACCAGTTGTATCAATGAGTCATGTAGTTCCGCTATTAAAAAAAAGTAAACGAAATTTAAGAAAGGGTAATATTACCGCTGCAACAATGCAATTGTTAACGGTTCTTTCTATTGTATCAACATTAACAGATCAACATCCAAATATTAAAGAAAAAAGGTTACCTCGTAAACATGTAGGACCATGGACGGGTGATCCTCATCAATTATTAAAATATGGCGCTGAAATACCATTTAAAAAAGAAAATAAGACGCGAAAAAAGGAAAGGATAAAAAGCAGTCGAACAAAGAAAAACAAATCAATATAATAAATGATTAAATTGAATAATAATATATATTAACTAATTTAATATATATTAAAAGATAAGTAAAATGGGTGTGAAATTATTAAATAAGTTAATGAAACGATACGCAATAAAAGGTGTAAAAATTATATCCTTGGAAGAATTAAGAAATAAATCAATTGTTATTGATATAAGTATATATTTATACAAATACAAATCGCAAAATATGTTATTGACTAATATGTTTAAATTATGTAGCATATGCAAGCATTACAAGATAGATGCTATATTTATATTTGATGGTCTACCAGATAAAATTAAATCAACTGCTCTTATAGAGAGAAATGAGCAAAAATATGTAGCTAAAATGAAATATTATGATATTATTGATAATTCATCTGAAAAATACCTCAAAACAAATAAAAGTCAATTAATAGAACTAAAAAAATCATTTACAAAAATTAAAGGGTCCGATATTGAAATAGTAAAACAACTATTAGAAAGTTATGGTATGAAATATTATATAGCTGAAAAAGAAGCAGACCATATATGTGGTGAATTAGTAAATACATATTATAAAGACGGATGTTTATCTGATGACATGGATATGTTTGTTTATAATTCTAAATTTGTATATAGAAACTTAGATATAGTAAACGGAACATGCTTACAATACAATTTGGATTTAATATTAAAATATTTAAATATTAACTTTGAAGATTTTAAATGGATGTGTATTTTATCCAATAACGATTATAATACAACTTCTAAAAATGTATTTGAATATTACAAATTATACAAAAAATACAATTATGAAATATCAATCAATAATTCAAGAAAAGAAGTTTATAAAAATAAATACTCCAGTTTTATAGAATATGTAAAAACAGAAGAATTCATGAATAAACAACAAATAGAGACTCTAAACAGAGTTTATAATATGTACAATACAACTGATTGTGGTTTTAACAAAAATAAAATAGTAAATAGTAAAAATGATACGGTTACATTATACAAACTACTTGAACAAGATAACTTTATTTATCCTCCTCAAATTAACGTTTGTTAGTAATAATATTTATAATTTTTATTATAGATATTATTTGATTAATGATTAAGCTTGTTTCGCATTTGATTTAAAATGCGGTTTCATCCATTTTTGTAAATTAAAATAAGTAAGACTATCTGATTTTTTCATACCTAAAAGTTTGCGCAATTTAGCATCTGGATTGATATTACGACGGTTTGCTGGGTCTTGTAAATTATGACCTAAAATATATTTTTGCAATTCCTTTGTTACTTCTGTTCGCGCCATTTCAGTTCCTTCTGCTTTTCCTAAAAAGGCAGCAAGTTCCGAACTAATTTTTGCTGGTTTAGTAAATCCACTAGGTTCTTTATTACCTGATTTCCTCTTTTTTTTACTTGCCTTCAACGCTTGTTTCAATTCGCGTTCCGAACGCTTTGCTAATACACGAACTTGTGTAGTTACAGAAGTAACTTGATTTCTCAATGTAGCCAATTGACCCAACAAATCACTGAATTGTTCAGAAAGAGTTGGAACTTCTACTGTTTCTGGAACAGCTGCTTTTACAGTTTCTTTTACTGCTGATTTTGTAGTTTTGGATTTTACTACCTTTGCTGATTTAGCAGATTTAGCTGCTTTAACTGAGGCAGGAGCAGTTGTTGCTCCTCCTTGGGTGGTTGACTTAGCTTTTGCTTTTTTTGATACTTTTGGCATCTTATAATTTATTATTATCACTTCTTTTTAAGTTCATTTAAGAAAATATATTATTTTTAATAATATATTTTATTTTTTAAACGAAGTATCATTTAAGAAAAATAAATAATACTACAAATTTGCAATTATTTTACATAATTATCTATTAAAAATATAGATCATGTAGGTAGTATTTAATATTGTGTGCGAATAGTTGCGTTTCTAAATGGTTCATCTAATAAACACCCTATTTCTACGGTTAATGATGGAGATACTTTATCAAATTCGGCCATTGTCCCATCATGATGTCTAAACTTAAATTTTAATTTATTTAATGATTTTATTGGAGGATTATAGTTATGTGAATTACTAGTTATTTCATTTTGATTAAATGATAATATATGAAAAAATTGATTCGCTACTACTGAACCATGTAACAAATTATTTTTAACTAATGATAATTTAGCAAAAGCACTATTATTCTTAAATACTAAATTATTATTGAAACTAGCACTTGTATTATCTGAATAAGGTTGTATTTCACTTATATGATTATGTTTATCTAATTCTATATACATTGTATCGTATTTTGTTGTGTTTGTAAAATTAGGAGATTCCAAAAAAGATACGGTTGATCTACCAGCGCCATTATTCGTTAAAAAATCCGTTGGTATTAACCAAGCAGTATTTTCATGATCTAATGTTAAACCAGTTTTTAATTGTGTATATCTATCAGCATTATCTATATCTATTGATGTTCCTGTATAATCTTGTTTCTCAAAACCTAAAATAGAACCTAACCCCCAATCTGCATAATTATTAAATTTATTTTGAACAATACAATTGGAATCATTTAAAAATTGATGTTGATATGTAAATAATATTTTAAATACACCCTCAGTAATTCCTATAAGTATTTTATTTGTTACTTCATTATATTTAACTTTAAAAGGATGGAAATCAAATTCATTATAAATCGTTTTATTTAATACATTTTCTAATGTTTTGGCTAATTTTACTGGTGTATAATAACCATCGGGGATTTGAATATCCTTTGTAACATCGCCAGCATGATTATTAATATCCATAGATGTTCCAAACGACGGATTAGCAAATTGTATTCTTATTTTTGAATTTTGTTTTTTTTCACTAATATTATGTAAAAAATTAGGCAAACTCACATCTTTTAGTTTAATATAACTTACATTATTCAATGGATATGGGAGAGATATTTCAAACTCATTATTATTTGACCATTTAGATATGTCTTTATCTTGTCCATGTATAGATATTACTTCTTTTTTCATTACAAAATTATTTTGCGGTTTTATAATTGGATGCATCATTTATAAAATTATTATATATTATTTTTAATTTATTTCTATTCAAGAAAATATATATTGAATATATATCATGAATAAAAAAGGTTTATTATTATTAGCGTTAACTATCATAAACACCGTTATTACTTTTATATTTGGATTTAAAATGCCAAATGCATTATTAGGTTGTATTATTGGATTTTTATCTATCATTGGCATTACATTTATGATGAATATATTTGAAATTGCTAAACAAGTAGCTACTTCAATAGAATCATCTACTAATGTTTTATCTATGATTAAAAATATATTTTTATCATTTTTAAGTTCGTTCGATATGTTTATAATAATAGGACAATTGGTTTTCTATTTATTAATTGTAATGAAAAATCCTAATATATTTATTGGTTCTGAATTTCCAAAATTTTTTAAAACAAAAAATACAATGATTATAATGTCGATATTTGCTCAAATTTCAATGACCATAGCAAGAACTATTATGGAAATGCCTATATTTTCTGAAATAATTATATTATTGGGGGTTATAACTGCTTTCGTAATATATGATGTAAAAACCGATATTGAAAAAAAGAAAGTTGATAAATACAGTTATAAATAACTTATAATCAATATTTTATATGCTACATTAATAAATAAATGTATTTTCATTATACATTTATTTATCTATCTATTATAATAAATCGAAACGTTAACCCGTGTTCTTTATTTGTTAACCATAATCCAGATATCTTTAATACAACCGTTAATTTAGATATTTTTCCTACTATTTTATTGTTATCCTTATGATGTAATTTAATGTAATAATTCATTAATTGTTCTCTTATTGTATATACTGGATGTTGTGTTAATTGAATATAATTTTTAAGTATTTCATGTTCAATAGATGTCAATTGTTGGATCAAAAATTTATTTCTATCATCATATCTTGAAAAATTACACTTTATTTTGTTATAATATTCTTCTATTTCTAAATCATACAAATTAAATTTTATATAAATACCATTCATCGAAACTAAATCATTTGAATAATACATTCTATAAAAAAAACTATTTTCTATAACATTATTTTTAGACTTATCACTTATTATTACATTATTTATTTCAAAATCATTTGTTGGTATTGTTAAATACATTATATAATAAATATTAAATGTGTTTAAATATTTATTTTACAATGTTTCATTATTCATTATTGTATCTTTTAAGACCACTAATGTTTGAATATCCAATAAAGACAATTCTTTATTTAAATCTTTAACATTTTCCAACATATCTTGGCAATTAAGTAATGTTTTAATAAAACGCGTTTCATTCTTGTGTATTGTTAATTTCCACAATTTATACAATACCGGTTGCGTTAATTTTATTGATTCTAATTGTTTTTTTATACATTGTATTTTCTTTACATTGTCCATAATTGATATATTTAAAGTTAAACATCTATTTAAGTTTAAAAAGTAATTAATACATTGTATTAGTTATGAATAATAGATTTGATGATTATATTAAAGAAGTTCAAAAATATGATTTGCATCCATATATCGATAAAAATAAATTTATAAATGAACATATTATATTATATGGTCCTAACGGTATTGGTAAATATACACAAGCATTAAAATATATAAAAGAATATAGTCCTACCAATTGTAAATATGAAAAAAAAATGACATATCAATTTCAAAATAAAAAAGACTATGTTTATAAAATAAGCGATGTTCATTTTGAAATTGATATGGAATTATTAGGTTGTAATTCAAAAGTTTTATTTAATAATCTATTTTATCATATAATTGAAATTATTAGTTCAAGAATATCTAAATTTGGTATTATTTTATGTAAAAATTTTCATAAAATACATTCTGAGCTACTTGATATATTTTTTACTTACATGCAATCGTTATTACATAAAAAAATTAAAATACAATATATCATTATGACAGAGCATATTAGTTTTATTCCTGATAATATTTTATCTCGTTGTCAGATTATTAATTTAAAACGACCCACTCAAACTTCATATAAGCAATGTATAAAATCACATACTTCAAAATCCAAAAAATATAAAATAAATAAAGAAATACTGGAAACTACTTTGAAAAATATTAATAATATTACAAATATAAATAATTTATTATTTAATACAAGTAAGTTAAATGAAATACATATTGCTCATATCAATAAAATTATTAATGTGGTTGAAGATATAGATTCCACCTCATTTGGGGAATTAAGAGATCTTTTATATAATTTGTTAATTTACAATATTGATATTAGTTTGTTTTTATTTTATTGTCTTAATTATTTTATTGATAAAAAAAAACTGAACAGTGATAATATTGAACCCATATTATATGCCATTTATAAATTTTTTTCACAATATAACAATAATTATAGACCCATTTTTCATTTAGAAAGAATTTTTTATATATTATGTATAACTGTAAATAATAATGAATTACAAATTAGCGTGTAGTACATTAAACATATATCCATCTGAACTTTTTGATGGTGAGAAAAATAAAAATTTAACTGTTTTAAAAAGATACTGGCATAAGGCAGCTCTTAAACATCATCCTGATAAAGGGGGTGATCCTAATAAATTTAAAGAAATAAAAGAATCATATGATTTTTTAATTGATTATTATAATATAATTGATAATCACGATAATAAATTAGATACATATGATAACTTATTTGTTAGTGTAGTAGAAAATATAGTAAAAAATAGCAAGGGATTTCAAAAATTTGATAATTTATTTATAAAAACTACCTTAAAATCTATTTTAGCTAGTTGTAATGATTTCTCTATAAAAATATTTGATCAATTAGATATAGATAAATGTCGTTTAATTTATAGCTTTCTCTCCCAAAATAAAAACTTTTTTTATTTAGATAACGATCAATTAAACGCATTTAAAAAAGTAATACAAGAAAAAATGAGAAATAATAATATTATTTTATTAAATCCATCTTTAAATGATTTGTTTCAAGATAATGTTTATAAATTAGAAATAGATGACGATACTCACTATATACCTTTATGGCACAATGAAGTTACTATTGATAACATGATTATTAAAAATATACCAGATATTACTCATAATATTTCTATTGCGTCAAATCATGATATTATTATAAAAGAAAGTGTAAATATTATACAACTATTTAATCAAGGCAATGTTACTATTTATGCTGGTGCAGCAGGAGAGGCTGTTAAAACATTTAATATTAACTCTAATGATGTTAAATTATCGAAACATCCTCAACTGATTGTATTTAAAAATCAAGGTAAGTTAATACCTAATAATCGAAATCTATACGATAATAAAAATAGAAGTAATGTTATTATTGAACTTACACTTATCAGCGAGTAAATACATAAAAAATTATATATATTTTATGTATTTAATTTATTAATTTGTTAATTTATTAATTTGTAAATTTGTTAATTTGTTAATTTATTAATTTGTTAATTATATTTAGGTTTTTTTTCTTCTAACAACCTTTTTCTTTTTTTTAGGTTTAACCACTTCTACTACTTCTTCTTCTACTACTTCTTCTTCTTCTTCTTCTTCTTCATCCGAATCTTTAAATGATGGTTGATG